ACTAGATTAGGCAGACAAGAATTATTCGGTGAAATACTTGATGACGTAGATGGCGCATTATGGACACGCAAAATAATTGAAGAGGCGCGCGTAACTAAAAATCCGCCACTTGCGCGTATAGTTGTCGCTATTGACCCTGCCGTTACAAGTAACGCCGATTCAGACGAAACTGGCATAATCGCGGCTGGCTTAACAGCAGATGGTCATTACTACGTATTAGACGATAAATCTCTAAGAGCCTCGCCTGATACGTGGGCGCGCCAAGCCGTCAATCTGTATCACGAATATAAAGCCGACAAGATAATTGCCGAAACAAACAATGGCGGCGACATGGTGATTGGCGTTCTAAAGCAAGTTGATATGTCTGTGCCAGTTCAGAAAGTAACAGCAACGCGCGGAAAACAGTTACGCGCCGAGCCAATCTCATCACTATACGAACAAGGCAGAGTTCATCACGTAGGCTATTTTGAGCAATTAGAAACTCAAATGTGCGAATGGACGCCACTTAGTAAAGAATCGCCTGATAGACTTGACGCACTCGTATGGGCATTAACAGAATTAAATAGTGGCGGCAGTAGTATGATTGCGTTAGCGAGTATGGCATTATTATGTTCTGTTTGTGGCATGCCATCGCCAAAAACGGCAACAAACTGTAATAAGTGTGGCAATAACTTGAGAGGTTAATGTAATGGGTTTAATAGACCGATTTGCTGAAAGAGTAGCAAAAGAGATTACTAAAGCACCTAATCTTCCAGTAGGCGCAGTAGCAATGACCGAACAACAAATGCGCCAAGCGCAAAATAACAATACAACTTATGGACAATCAGACCCATTGCCACGTAATCCAATTACGCCAACAGTTCCATTTAGTCCAGGCATGCCGATTATTCCGGGCGCAATTAATCCGCCAAATCCCGATAGTGGCAGACCAAGCCCACGCCAATATGAATATCAAGTAGCACAAAATATAAATGTAACTGAAACACGTTTAACGCCTTTTAAAACATTACGTGCGGCAGCAGACCAAATAGATATTCTACGCCGTTGTATTGAAGTATTAAAATCTAAAATTATTGGCTTAAATTGGGATATTGTTTTGGCAGAAGATAGCGCCGAAAAGATTATCACAGAGATAGGCGGAAATCACACACGCGCCATGACCGTTGCGCGCGAAAGATACACAGAAGAAATTTCACGCGCGCGCCAATTTTGGGAACAGCCTGATAAAGCAAACGGCTTATTGTTTAACGATTGGCTAAATATCGCGCTAGAAGAAATCCTTGTCCTAGACGCGTGGGCCGTATGGCCTCAAGCGACAGTAGGCGGCGAATTACACGGCTTACAGATACTAGATGGCTCAACTATTAAGCCACTTATTGATGACCGCGGCATGCGCCCTACGCCGCCAAATCCTGCCTATCAACAAATTCTTTTCGGATTCCCACGTAGCGAATTTTCGGCGCCAAGCGAAGGCGAATCAGCAGACGGCGAATTTACAAGTGATGAATTGTCTTACATGATACGCAATCGCCGTTCAATGACCGTTTATGGCTATTCGCCAACAGAACGCGCACTTGCCGTTGCCGATATTTATTTACGCCGTCAGCAATGGCTACGCGCTGAATATACAGACGGCGTTACGCCAGAATTATTAATGGCAACAGACGCCAACTTTGGTAATAATCCTGATTTGTTACGCGCTTATGAAAACATTTTTAATGATGACTTGGCAGGACAAACGCAACAACGCAAACGCGTTAGATTATTGCCAGCAGGCATGACGCCAATTCAATTTGATGGCTACGGCGAAAGATTTAAAGACACATTAGATGATTACTTAGTTAATTCTATTTGCGGTCATTTTGGCGTTCTGCCGTCAGAGATTGGCTTTAGCCCTAAAGGTGGATTAGGCGGCGCAGGCTTTCAATTAGGTCAAGCCGAATCATCTGAAGTTATTGGCGCGATTCCGTTAGCAACTTGGCTTGGCAAAATGATTTCTAATCTGTCTTACACGTTTCTTGCCATGCCACGCGAACTTGAATTTAAGTTTATGGAATCAGGGCGCCAAGACTTAGAATCAATTGCGCGCACACGTGACTTAGAAATCAAATCAGGCTCATTAACTATCAATGAGGCGCGCTCGCGTTCAGGCTTGCCACTTATAGAGGCGGCTGAAGCGGATATGCCAATTCTTTCCGTTGGAACTGGCTCTTATTTCATAACCGAATCAGGCATAAAGCCTTTTGATGACGCTGTTGGCGGCTTAGGTTTTTCAGGCGAAAATGTTGTAACGCCAATTGAAGAAGAAGTAGTAACGCAAGACGTTATTACAGATGGCGAAAAAGCGGCAGAAGAATTAAAAAAGTTCTTACGCTTTTTGAGGCAAGACCCAGAACGCCCATTTAACTTCAGAGAAGTGCCTACAATCTACGCCGAAGTCTTAAATAAATTCGTATCTGTTAAAGATTACGAAAGCGCGCGTTGGTATGCCGAGCGTTACTTGGCATAAGGCGCACAATGAATCGCGCATGGAAGCAACGTAATGGCGCAAAAGTAAGATTAGCGGCGCGTAACGCAAAACTAATCAGAGAAGCCATTAAAGAATCATTTAATACTGGCACAATCGTAGATGATTTCGTGGCTATGAATTTTCAAACTCTTACGCCAGAACAGGCGCGTTCATGGACTACAACAAATGTGCGCACAAATAATGACGCTCTAAGTGCCGCGTTACGGCGTATCTACTTAGAAGGGTTTGCGTTAGGCGAAGATGTGGCTATGAACGCAATTTCTAAGGCTAAAATAAACAAAGCGCCTACATTAGAACAATTAAGGCGCGCCACTAACATTAACTGGGCTACTTGGCGAGCAGGCAATAAATCAGCGGCATTGTTAGTTAGAAAGCCACGTGGGCTATCTAATCTGCTTGATAATCGGGGCATAACGATACAAGGCATTAATCAGACAACACTTGACCGATTGGGAACAATATTGGCAAGAGCCTTAGAAAAAGGCTGGTCGCCATCAGAAATTAAAGACGAAGTAGGCGATTTGATTGACGCCGATAGCGAGCGCGCACTAACAATTGCTCAAACAGAAACTAGCCGCGCTGTTACAACGGCAAGTCGGCAATTATACGAAGAAAGTGGCGTTGAACTGGTAGAGTGGATAGTTGCAGACCCTTGCGACTTATGCCAAGAGAACGCAGATGTTTCGCCTATTCGTATTGACGAAACGTTCCCAAGTGGAGATACGGAACCGCCAGCACACCCAAATTGTGTTTGCGATATTTCGCCATATGTGGTGGATACGCGTAACATAGGCGATGACGCATTAAGTATGATATTAGGAGATGGAGAATAAATATGGCAACACAACACATTAACACAACAACTTTTACAACGGCCCAGGTTTTGTTCCAAGCAAAAACTGGATTAGAGCGAAATACGCCTGTAAGTATTTACAATGGGCACTCTGCGGCAATCTTTATAGGTGATTCAACCATTACGACATCTGGCGCCACAATCGGGCGCACAATTGCAACCACAACTACGCAAACAATCTATGTAAATAGCGGTGATATTGTGTATGGAATTTCTGCTTCTGGTTCTGCTACTGGCGCAATAGTTATTACATACTCAGCATAAAATGGCAGATGGATTTGTTCCGCCTAAAGGCGCTCAACAAAATGCCGCACGTGGGTTAGAATTGCGCCGCGAGTTTGGCAGAGGCGGCACAGCAGTAGGCGTGGCAAGAGCCAGAGATTTATCTAACGGCAAGTCGCTTCCGTTAAAAACCATCAATCGTATGGTAAGTTATTTCGCGCGGCACGAAGTAGATAAGAAAGGCGAGAATTGGGGTAACGCCTCAAATCCGTCTAAAGGTTATATTGCTTGGCTGTTGTGGGGTGGCGACGCAGGAAAAACTTGGGTTGATAGTATTGCCGAACGAGAGAAGAAAAAGGAAAAATCAATGGCACTAGATATAACCAGCGCATTTGCTAGAATTATTAAGCAAGAAAAACTTGAAGATGGCACGTTAATGGTCTATGGAAAAGCAACAGATGATTCCATTGATATTGACCAACAAATTTGTGACGGCGCATGGCTAGATAGAGCAATGCCCGAATGGTTTAAAACTGGCGGCAATATTAGAGAACAACACAGCAATATTGCGGCTGGCGTTGCCAAAGAATTAAATAGCACAAATGATGGGCATTACATTTCTGCACTTGTTGTGGACCCAGTTAGTGTAAAGAAAGTTGAAACTGGCGTATTAAAAGGATTCTCAATCGGTATTCGCGCGCCAAGAATTGTGCGCGATACTAAAGCGGCTAACGGCAGAATCGTTGATGGACAAATTGTGGAAATATCTTTAGTAGATAGACCAGCCAATCCTAATGCCAAACTTACACTTGCTAAGTCTGATAAAGGCGGCACTTTAGAAAGAGTGGAAGAGTTTATTGAAAAAGAAGAAGAAACAGATTACGAAAGTATTAACGAAGGCGGCAAAAAAAATGATGAGCCAGCCGATAGCGAACTTTACAACCGCGTAAAGCGCGAAGCCAAAGCAAAATTTAACGTGTATCCGTCTGCCGTGGCAAATGCTTGGGTTACACGTGAATACAAAGAACGTGGCGGAACTTACAGAAAAAAACCAAAAGACAAAACGGCAGAAACCGTAAAAGGAGAAAAAATGGAACACGAAGATGATAAAGCGGTTTCTGAGAAACTGTCTAAAGAGGAAATGCTAAAGCAATACGAAGATTGCAAAATGGAATACGCAATGGCCAAAGAAACAATGGCTGAGTGTAAAGTCGCACTAGATGAGTGCAAAGCCATGTGTAAAGAGGCTGGCATTGAAATAGAAATTGACGAAGATGAAGAAGAAATGGAAGAAAAACGTCAATATGGCGAATCGGCTGAAGAAGAAACCGCCGAAGGAAGTAAGCCATCTGCTGCGCGCGAAGAAGTTGAAGAAGCCGAAGGCAAGTCTGCCGATACTGGCAAATGCTTAGAGTGCGGCTGTAATTCGCCAGAAGTAAATCATGGCGGCGGTCCAACACAATTGCCTGACGGCACTATTACCGCGCACATGAGCACCGCTACCATTGTTTCCCCAACAGAAACCCCTAAATCTACAATTATTCCACCATCAACTATTGAAGATGTTGGCACAATAACTGGCGACGAAGCCGATGTATTTGATGATGAAGATTTGAGTGATAAGGCAATTGCCGCTATCATTAAAAAGGCCGTAAAGAGTGCTACCGAATCCGTAACTAATGAGATTAATTCCTATAAAGAGGAACTTAATAAGTTACAAGGTGAATTGGCAACGGCTAACAGCAAAGCACTAAAAGGTGGCCCAAAGCGCACAACACTCAAAGCCAACATAGAAACTTATAGTGAGTTTCTAGTTAAAGCAGTTGAGTATCGCGCTAAAGCCGCAAACACTAGCGACAAGAAATTGGCGCAAGGATATAAAGAATTGGCTCAAGATTTTGAAGCCAAAGCCCTAGAAAATAAACCAAACGACAAGTAAAAACTCTTTACGAAAGGAAAAAATGGCTCTCAACGCCCCAAAGGCTGCCGAACTTTTTTCTGACGCAAGTTCCGCTAAAGACGCGGCACTACGTCAAGAAGAATATTCTGCAGAATTAAACAAATCCATGGGCAATGCCGTTACTGACGCATCTGCTATTATGGCAATTAAGTCTGGCAACGCCACATTTGGACAAGTAAGCGGAAACGCAGTTTCTGTTCTTGAAAACGCCGTAGCAAACAAGTCGCTAACACCTGACGCCGTAAGCGCGCTCAACAATGCACTTGCTTCACAGCGCCTTGCAATGCAAGATATTCAGAAAGACATTACATTAACATCTCCACTTTCAACTGCGTTCGCCGCATTTGATTTGGAGGCACCAGCAAAACTTCTAACACCACGCCCAACTCCACTACGCAATAAAATGCCACGTAAGAAGGGCGTTGGCACTAGCCATCGCGTAAAGCGAATCACTGGCTATACTGGAACTGGAACTGGCGGAGTTGGTAATGTATTTCCCGGAATTACAGAAAGCACAACAACTGCTTTCGGTTCAATTTCATTTCAACGCGGACCAAAGATTTCTTACGCCGCAGATGATTTAGTGTTGCCATACAACTCTTATTCACTATCTGACGCCGTTTCATTTGACGCGAACTTCTCTGGTCTTGGTTATCAAGATTTACGCCAACTATCAAGCACAAGCACTCTCTACGCAACAATGTTGATGGAAGAGCGCATGATGTTGATGGCTCGCGGAACTGCCTCGGGTTATGCTGGCGCGCTAACTGCACCAACATTTACGCTGGCTTCACCAGTTGCTTCAGGTCAGACCGCTCTTGCCGCAAACACTTACTATGTAAATGTCACGGCAGACGCAGGTATTTCTGGTTCAGGTTTCGGAGAATCAATCCTCGGAACAGAAGCAAACACCGCAGTTGCCTCTGGCGACGTTCTAACTATTGCTGTTAGCACGGCCGTTACAGGCGCACTTGGTTACAACATCTATGTTGGAACTGCAACAGGCGCAGCAAACCTTAAGTATCAGGGAACGCTACGCGGAACTGGCACTTTCACAATTCAAGGTGCTGCTTCAATCGTAACTACAGGAAATACAGCACCATTCAATACAACTGGCGCCGCCGCTTCACGTGCTTCATCAGATACTTCTGCCTACGCAACTGGCTATGACGGAATTCTGCCAACTGTTCTAGGCGCTAATACTGGCAAAAATAATGCCATTAACAGCACATTTAGCACATCAAACCCAGGAAATGAATATCAAGTTGTCTTTAGTAGCCTTTATGACGCTTCTAAGGCCGACCCAGATGAGATTTTCTTGAATGGCTCAGACCGCAAGCAACTTTCAGACGCAATCAAGAACGGCTCAACCGCCAACTATCGTATTAATCTATCTCAGAACGAGGTTGGAGATTACGTAGGCGGCGCTGTTATTGGTGCGCTTAACAATGAAATCACTGGCAAAATGGTGCCACTAACGGTTCACCCTTGGCTTGTTCAAGGTGTTTCGCCAGTTATTTCTTACACTTTGCCAATTCCTGATACAGGAGTTTCCGATGTATGGTCAAACTTCTTGGTTCAGGATTACATGGGAATCCAATGGCCTGTAACTCAATTTGCTTATGAGTTCAGCACTTACTTCCGTGGCACTTTCTTCTGCACCGCTCCCGCATGGAACGGCGCAGTTTCAGGAATTGTTAGCGCATAGTTAAGTTGATGAGATGTGGCGCTGAAGGCGCGCCATGTCTTATTAGAGAGAAGGAAAAATGACGCGATTAGTGGCACCACAAGGGGTTCAAGGCATAGATGTTAATACGCCACGTGGCGTTGCTCAATATAGTCGTGATAAAAAAGGCTTTATTAACGTAGAGGACAAAAAACATTTAAGGCAAATGAAGGCGGAAGGCATGTTTGAGGCTTCACTAATGGGTTCAACTACTCATAACGTTGGCTTTACTTGCAATAATTGTGGATTTGGTTCTTGGTTCAAAAAATGCTCACGTTGCGGTTATGAAAATGAACGCATAATGAAAGATGGTGATTGATGGCAACTGGCATATCGGCGCAATCGTCTTTTACTGAAAACCCAATTTTAACGATAGCGGAATATAAGAACGCGCCAACATCTATTGATTTTGATAATCTAGTAGTAGGCGGAAACTCAGGCGCACAAGACGCAGAATTAGCGCGCGTTATATTACGTGCCTCATCTTTTATTGGCGAATACTTAGGGCAAACTATAACAGCGCAAACACTTACAGAAACTCAGCGCACGCGCTTTACGCCTAGTGGCTTTATATCGTTACACCCAAGCAATACGCCAATTATTTCTTTACAGAGTTTTTATTACGGCGCAGACCCCACAAATCTTGTAACATTACCAGACCCCTCTGTATCTTGGTTTGAAAATGAACAAATAATTATTCCTATTTCGCAACTATCATTAACTTTTTCTAGTGCTGGGCCACTTTCGTTTGGCGGTGGCGGCAGTAGCACTTATCCAATTTTTACTAAATATGAATATACGGCAGGCTATGTAAATAACGGAATAGCCACAGCGACAGCAACAGCCACGTCTATGACGGTTCAAGACGGCACAGGAATTGTGGCAGGAGGCAGATACCGCATTTATGACGGCGCAAGTTCTGAAACAGTAACAGTTGCCAGTAATTACGTATATGGCTCAACAACTGTTCCACTCACGTCGGCTTTAGTTTATACTCATGCGGCTGGCGTTACATTTGGCAATCTGCCTAACACAATTAAAGAAGCCTGTATTTTAATAACTACGGCTTTCTTACGCGTTCGCGGCGATTCTTCTATGACTATGAACATTACGACTTTCCCACAGGCAAACGTAGGCGGCGACCAACGTTACGGCAACGACATTAAAATGGCGCTAGAAATGTTAAATCTATATCGGAGAATCCGTTAATGGCAGGTCGCGTTGGCGTTCGCACTACGTTATACAACTTTCTCCTTACGCCAGCCATAACCAATCTTAATCAAGTTTTTACGTCATTTCCCAAGCGCATAAATTTCCAAGTTAATTCAACGGCGGGTCAATTATCGCGCTCAGCCGCCGTTGTTTTTATCCAATCAGAAACCGAAAGCCGTATTGCGATTGGCGGCGCCACTAACGGCTGGAAGCGTGTTGATTACAGCGTTATTGTTCAAGTTTTTCAACACTCATTACAGCGAAATGCCGAAGATGTGATGGCAGACTTTGATACACTTATAGACGCAATTAAGACTAGACTACGTTCCAACCATAACTTTGGTGATACCACAGGCACTTTAGTATGGCAAGGCGCAGAGCCTATTATTAATGCCTCATATGGTGAGCCAGCAACTAATGAAGAAGGCGCTACGGAATTATTTGCTGAATTACAATTTGATGTTACAGAAATGATACAAGCATAGGAGCACAAATGAAATATAAATATAACGGCACAGATACACGCGTGATTCCTTCGCTTGGAATTGTTGTAAAATCAGGCGATGAATTTGACGCACCAGATGGATTTAGCGCGGCTGATGTTACTGCGGCAAGCGGAACAAAAACAGAAATAAAACCAGTAGCACAACAAGCGTCTGTAACAGACAAGAAATTAGGAGAGTGAGTAAATGGCAGTCCAAAATTCCGTTCGTTCTTATGTGGGTATCGCCAAAGAAGTCACAAAAGGAACAGCAGTAGCCGCAACAGATTATCTACTATTAAACAAAGATGGCTTTAAGCCAGTAGATATGATTGACCCTTTATTTGATAAAGGACTACGTGGCGCGGCAGTAGATAGTTACAATTATATTCCTGGTCGCACGAGGTCAGAAGTTGGTTTCGGCGGTTCTGTATTTGCAGATGGCATTGGCTATCCACTTACTGGACTTCTTGGAGCCTGCGCAACAACTGGCGCAAGCGCACCATTTACACACACAATCTCTTTGAAAAACAGCCTAGCGGCAACAACAGATATTCAGCCACTCTCATATACAATCACCGATTTTTATGCGGCGGCTGTTCGTTTTTACACCGCACAGCAATTCAATGAATTTAATCTTAAGTTTAGCGCAGATGGATTACTAGAGTTTGACGCTAAGAGTAACGGCAATCTTTCAAGTTCAACAACGGCGCCAACGCCAACATTTAGCACAGTTCTACCAACTCCTGTTTGGCAAGGAACTGTATCTATTGGTGGTTCGCCAGTTACTAACGCAATGGAAGGTAATATTTCCATGAAGCGAGCAGTAACGCCAATCTACGGCATAAGCCAAACGCAAAGTCCTTTTAGCACATTTGTTGGCGCACTAGAAGTAACTGGGTCGCTCAAATTTGTGATGGAAGATAACACCGAACTAACACGCTTCCTAACTGATACGCAACCAGCCATTGTTCTTAACTGGGCATACGGCGTAAGTGCGGCGGCAGTTCAAATTCAAGCAACGATTACTAAAGGCGCATACACAGCCGCCGTTATTGAACGTAGTGATGATTTTGTAACTATCTCTGTTGAGATTACAGGTCAAGGAAATACATCAGACGCAGGCGCTTCTGGCGGTTTTTCTGCCATCAAGTGGGTTCTGCAAAACGCAAAGGCTTCTGGCACATATATCTAAGCCAGAACAAATGTGCTAGAGAGTTGGTTGAGCAGTCGCCTTCCCTGTTCCTACTCTCTAGCACCCTTTAATTGATAAACTGGAAGGCAAATATCCCTACTGGAAGGAAACAAAATGGCAAGCAAGAAATTAAAACTACCAAAGAGTGGCGCAGATGTTGTTTTACGCGACCCTTCAGAACTAAGAGTTAAAGACCGCAAAAAAGTATATGCCGCCGCCGCTAAAGAAGATGAAGGCATTATGCAAGCGTTATCTTTCACAGATGGCTTAATTGCCATTTTAGTAGAATCTTGGACTTTAGACTTACTACTTCCGTCTATTCGGCTCTCAATTCTTGATGAATTAGAGATGGCTGATTATGATTATTTGGTAGAACAAACCAAAGAAGCACAAGAAGCGTTATTTCCAAAATTAGCAAAAACTGAAGATACAGAAAAGGACGCCGAAAGCCCTTTCGGAGAGTCCAAAGATTAAAATGGTTACTTGAAGGCGGCAAACGACATGAAGCCTTTTCGTATCCCGATAACGAATGGTTTTACTATGTTTGCGCCACAGAATTTGGTTGGACGCCAATGGAAGTTGATGAACAACCTGCGGCCCTAATTGATTGGTTAATAGCGATTCACGGAACAGTAAAGCAGGTAGAAAATGATAAAAACCAATCTTAAACTGGTTCGTGATTCGTTAGAAAAGAGCGCACAAAAAATAAACGCTGGCGCAGAAGGCTTAGCCAATGAAGCCATGACTATTATGATTCAACTAAGCAAGGCTGAAATTCAAGGCAGACGACCTGTTGGACAAAAAGCAACGGCTGGACAACCGCCAATGAATAGAACTGGCAATTTGAGGCGTTCTATAACAGGACAAAAACGCAAAGTGGGTTTTTCGCAATATCAAGTTATAGTTGGTCCAACAATTGAATACGGAAGAGCGGTAGAATTAGGCGGCGCATACGCGCCACGTTCATGGAAAGGAACTTCAGCAATGGCAGGATTTCCGTATATGGCGCCTGCTTACGCCAAGTTTAAGCCGTTGTTACCTAGCCTTGTTCGCAAACATTTATCTATCGGCGGTAAGTAATGGCTAACTTTTTACCGCCAGCAATTATTGAAATAAAAGCACTTGCAGATAAAGCCATTGCTGAGTTCAAAGAAGTAAATCAAGAACTTGGAAAAATGGAAAAAGAGGCCGACAAAGCGGGCGCAGGCATTAGCGGCATGGAAAAATCTTCAAAGATTGCTACTGGCGTTTTACTTGGACTAGGTGCGGCATTTGCTGGTTTTGCTGCCATTGGCATTAAAGAGGCGATGGAAGCGGAAACGGCATTAAATAAACTTGGTTCAACAATGAGCGCCGTTGGCGTGAATACGACAGCCAATAGAGATAAAATTTTAAAACTTACCAACAGTTACGTAGATTTAGGTTTTTCGGGCGACACGGCTGTGGCGGGTTTTGAAAAATTATTACGTGTAACTGGCGACGTAGATGAATCACAAAGACTTTTGGCATTATCGGCAGACTTAGCGCGAACTAAGAATATTGGCTTATCAGACGCGGCAGGTATTTTGAGCAAAGCGAGTATGGGAAATGCCAAAGCATTTAAAGAAATGGGCATAACGCTAGACACTACGTTGCCTAAATCCGAAGCCGTTGCAAAAGCAATGACCGAATTAAACGATAAAATTGGAACACAGGCAGAAAACGCCACAAAAACATTTGCTGTGCAATTACAAATAGTTAAAGAAAGATTTAACGATACAGCCGAATCATTGGGCGGGGTTTTATTGCCAATGATTAAAGACTTATTGGAAAAATTAAATAAAGGCATAGAGTTTGTTAAAAGAAATTCTGAAGTGTTTAAGACATTGGCTGGCATATTTCTTACAGTAGCCGTTGCTTTAGCGTCATATAACGCAGCAATTAAAATTCAAATGGGCTTAACTAAGGCGTGGTCTATAATAACTGGAATTCAAGTCGTAGTAACTAAATTATTAACTGGACAACAAATAGCACTTAATGGGGCTATGAAATTAAACCCTATTGGCCTTGTCGTTTCTGCTGTCGTTTTACTCATCGGCGGGCTTGTAATGCTATGGAATAAATCTGAGGCGTTTCGTAAGATGGTCATAACGGCGGCGAAGGCGGCACTAACAGGATTTGCTTCTATTATTCCAATGGTTGGAAAAGTGTTTGAAGTCATAATGAAAGTAGTAACTGGGCCACTTCGTGCGCTATTAACCGTTCTGTCTAAATTGCCTGGTGTTGGCAAATACGCCAAAGCAGGGCTAGACATAATGAATAAAGGCTTAGATGGCATTTCAGATTTTGCTGATAAGGCTTCAAAAAAGGCAACGGAATTAGCAGGCAACTTAGATAAACTTAACAAGCCAATCAAAATTGGTGGCGATAAAGGCTTAGGGATACCCGATTTAGGTAATGAAGGCAAAGGCAAAAAAGGAAAAGGCGCATTAACACCCGAAGAAATTAAGGCTGCCAAAGAAAAAGCAAAAGAAATTAAAAAAGAAAACGAAGAGGCCATGAAACTTGTTGCCTCTTTAAATAAAAAAATAGAAGAAGCCAAGTCAAAATTTGCCGACAAAATGCTTGATATTGAAAAAGACTATAACGAAAAAACAACAAAGTTACGCTCTGACGCGGCAGAAAAGATTGCTAAATTAGATAAAGACTTTGGCGAAAACAAACTGAAACTAGAACAAGATACCGCTAAGAAAATTACGGCGGCGCAAACTAAATTTAACGACACTATGGCTAGTCTGAATAAAAAGAAAGGCGAGGACTTGGCAAAATCGGCGCTAGACAATCAAAACAAAGTAGCCGAGATTACAAAGGCAGGTCAAGATAAATTACAAAGTATTATTCAACAAGGCATAGACCGCCTACGTAGTGCTTTTAAACAAGGCACACAGTTTAGCGTAGGCGATTTATTTAAAGGTTTAGTAGAAAGTGGCGATACAAGTGCCACTTCTTTGTTACAGATGTTACAAACAAAACTTGGCGCCGCTCGTTTATTAGCACAGAACGCGTCTAGGCTTGCTTCGCTTGGCTTCACGCAGACATTTATTGAGCAAGTAGTATCGCAAGGGCCAGAAATTGGCAATCAATTATCTGCGTCTTTACTAAACGCCACCCCTGAAACTGTAAGCCAGTTACAAAACACATTTAACGCACTAGAAGATACCAGTGAATCGGCATTAGATAGATTAGGCGCAACATTTAACGATGGCGTCAGTTTTGCTACGGCTGATTTGGCTAACGCTTATTATGAATCAACACAGGCAACTAAGATGGCGCTAGAAGAACAAGTAAAAAACTTTGCCGAAACGCAAGCGGAAATCATTAAAACATTTAATGGCGCAATGGGTGAAGCCGAAAAAGAACGTGATGAAACTATTGCGGAGTTGAATAAAAGTTTAATAGAGGCACTAGCCGAACTACAAAAAAACTACAATGAATCTTTAGCAGATATTAATAAAGACTTGGCTGATTCTTTGGCTGAAGCATTTAAAGATATGGTAGAAGCACAAAATGAGGCTAGAAAAGCACTTGCTGATACATTGGCAGATATTGAAGAAGAATTTAAAGAAAAATTAAGTAACATTGAAAACTATACCAAGAAAACAATTAACGCCATCAAAGCCTTACAAACTGCAATGGCTTCTGTAAGCACAATGGCAACCACCCCTGTTGTTACATCAACATTTCAAGCGCCAGCCTATATTCCGCCTGCGTATGTGCCGCCTGCGTATGTGCCGCCTGCGTCTGTAACTACAACAACACCAACTCCATCTAAGCCAAATATTTACGGCGGGGCAGATAGAAATTACGACAATAAGCCAACAGTAGTTGTTAATGCGCCCGTTACGAATTACAACACGACCAGCAATGAAGATATTGGTAACGCAATTGTGCGTATTTCTAAATATGGATTGTCGGTGATATAGTGCCTGTTTTAACTGTTAGTTATTCTTTTTCGTTTAGTGGCATTACATTTGGCGGCGCAGGTTCGCCTTATCAAATTGTAAGTGTAGATGGATTAGAGGGCGTTCCATTAGTTCGCAATCAAGACGATAATCGCGGCTTTAATGACGGCATGTTTTCAGGTCAAGATTTCTTTGGTGGCAGAACCATAAGTATTATTTTTAACACATTTTCAGATGGCGTAAATTCGGCGCAAACTAATTTTAATACTATACAAGCCAAATTATTGCCTCAAACAACAGGCACAACACCTCTTTATTTTATTCTGCCGCCATCTGGCGAACAGTTTATTGGCGCACGTGTGCGCTCTATAAGAACAACTGTTAATCCCGAATACACTTATGGCTTCATAACAAGTCAAGTGGATTTCTTTTGCCCTAACCCATTGTATTTTGATAGCACATTACAAACGGCGTCTATGAACGTTTCTAACCCACTTGGTCGCACATATAACAGAATTTACAACTTACTCTACGGCGGTGGCTCTACCGCAATAACAACAACTGTTACAAATAGCGGCTGGGCAAACACATACCCAACTATTACGTTAAATGGGCCAATCACAAACCCGATTCTTGGCAATACCACTCAAGGCGAATTTTTGACTTTTACAGGCACTTACACAAATACGGATAGTTTAGTGGTAGATTTGTATAATAAATTAATAACACTTAATGGCGACCCAGCCAGAAATCTATTGAGCACAGGCAATTGGTTTTCGGCAAGCCCAGGAGCCAATCTATTTTTTATGACGGGTAATACCACGACAATCGGCATTACCGCCGCTACTATTGCGTGGCGCAATGCTTACATATAGGAGAAATTATGACGCTTAGAAACCCGCCCAGTTGGTTACAGAACGGCTCACACCCAGCCGAAAATGACCGCTTAGTTACGCAGGCAATATTTGCCTCTACTGGAATTATTAACACCGCGTCTTTACTTGTTACGGCTAACTCTCCTGCGGGCATGTCTGTTCTTGTTTCATCAGGTTGGGCGGCAATACTAGGCACTTTCCAATCAGATATGGGCGTTTATACTTGTTACAATGACGCGTCAATTACTGGCACAATTACAACGGCAAATCCAAGTCAAGGCCGAATTGACCGTATTTGTTTAACAGTTAGCGACGCCTATTACTCAGGCTCATTGAACCAAATTGCTCTCAATGTTGTCGCTGGAACACCTGCGGCTTCTCCTGTTGCGCCAGCAATTCCCGACAATTCTATTTCTTTGGCTACTGTTGTTGTTGGCGCGGCGGTAACTCAAATAAACTCAGGCAACATTACAGATACACGAACAGTTGTTACAACCAATTTACCTGTTGGAGATTTAACGGAAGTTCAAGGCGGCGCAGGCATATCAGTTACTTCGGGAACTGGCCCAATTCCTATTGTTGCTATTGATTCAACAGTAACAACTTTAACTGGCACACAAACACTCACTAATAAAACTTTAACTACTCCAATAATTGCTTCTATAAGTAATAGCGGAACGATTACTGTTCCAACTGGCACAGATACCTTGGTTGGCAAAGCAACAACAGACACTCTTACAAATAAAACTCTTACAGACGCAAAAATAAATTTATCAATAAACGCACAAACTGGCACCACTTATACTTTTGTATTAACTGATAATGGCAAGTTAGTTACCGCTTCTAATGCTTCTGCGATTACTGTAACTATCCCTCCTATTTCATCTGTAGCCTATGCAACAGGCGCACAATTAAATATTGTTCAGAAAGGCGCGGGTCAAGTTACTTTTGCTCAAGGCTCTGGAGTTACTATTCGTAGCACAGGCGCAACCGCAACCGCCCCTAAACTACGCGCACAATACTCATCTGCTACTTGTATTCACGAAGGCTCTGATGTCTGGTATGTGGTAGGAGATATTGCCTAATGCCAATTCTAGGAATCATCGCCAGTTCTATTTCAGGTAATTTAGAGGCTGGCGACTTTGAGTCTATTGCTACTGTAAGCGTTACATCTGGAACAAGCACTAGCCTTACTTTTACGTCAATCTCTGGAACATATACTCATCTTCAGGTGCGGGGTATTGCAAGATTATCGGGTGGTAACGGAGAACTTGACTTTCAATTTAACTCCGATACTTCAACAAATTATAGTTACCACCGCATGTATGGAAATGGTTCGTCTGTTGCGTCAGAGGCGGCTACATCTACGACTCAGGCAACAGTTGGTTACTACACAGCAGGGACAAGTGTTTTCAATGGAATGGTTGTAGATATTTTAGATTATGCTAATACCAATAAATATAAAACCGTTCGTTCGCTCAATGGTATGGATACTAATGGTGCGGGTATAGTGTTTCTTGATTCTTCCCTTTGGCGCTCAACTTCAGCCATTACCTCAATTACAATTTTCTCCAAAGACGGTTCACGACCTCTAGACCAATACTCCCACTTCGCCCTCTACGGAATACGGAGCGCATAATGCCTACAACTTATGAACCGATAGCAACGACAACTGTTAGTACCACCACCACAGCAACGGTTACTTTTTCTTCTATATCACAAACTTATACGGATTTAGTAGTTGTGTTTTATGGCGGAACAGAATCAGGCGGCACTAATGTTCAATTCAAAGTAAATAATGATACTGGTAGCAACTATTCTTTTACAATTCTGCGCGGTAATGGAACAACCGTTAGTGCCGATAGGGAATCTAACTTCTCAGGCTATTTTCGTTGGGGTGCTTACGCCACTCCAACGGCAGAGTTTAGCACTGTGGATTTTGCGCATTTGATGAATTATGCAAACACTACAACTTACAAAACATTACTATTTAGAACTAATAATGCCAGTAATGGCGTTGATGCATCAGTAGGTTTATGGCGCAACACATCTGCAATAAATAGAATAGATATCACTATCCCTGCAACTAATTATTTCAGGAATGGTTCAACTATAACAATTTACGGAATTAAGGCGGCATAATGGCTAACACATATACGGCAATAGCCACAGTAACTGTGGGTAGTGGTGGGGCTGCGAACATAGAATTTACCTCTATTCCACAAACTTATACTGATTTGGTAGTAAAAGTATCGCTTAGAGATAATAGAACAGATGCTCCCGTTACAGATACTTTACTAACATTTAACAATTCTGGTTCTGGTTATTCACTTAAAGGCATATATTCAAATTCTCCTACTGTTGCTTCTTTTTCTTCATCTGGAGCAGCCTATATTGCTGGCACTTATGAAAATACAAGCCAATCAGGCAATGCTAGTGCTTTTTCAAATTCTGAATACTATATACCTAACTACACATCATCTAGTAATAAATCTGTGAGTGTAGATGGAGTAACAGAAAAAAATGCAACAACAGATATTTATATGTCTTTAATTGCTGGATTATGGTCTAACACTTCTGCTATCACTTCAATAAAATTAACACCTATGTTCTCTTTATCTTTTGTTCAATACTCAACAGCCACCCTATACGGAATCAAGAACTCATAACGAAAGGAAAAAACAATGCCAACCAAAATAATCATAGACTGCTCAACTGGAGTAACTACTGAGGTAGAACTAACCGCCGAGGAAGTTGCTCAGCGCGAGGCAGACGCAGTTGCCTTTGCAAAAGCGGAAGCCATACGCGTAGCGCAAACAGAAGCCAAAGCAACCGCCAAAGCCTCAGCCCTTGCTAAACTAAATAAACTAGGGCTCACGGCAGAAGAAGTCGCCACGCTTATTTCTTAATCTTTAGAAAGGCCAGTAATGACTACCACTTATCGCTATATCTTCGCCGACCTTTTAAGTAATAACACTATTGCGGAACTGCCACTCACTAACGTTTCTTTTACGCAACAACTTAATCAGGCTGGCACATTTAGTGGCTCTATTTTACTCACAGGCATAGATAGCGAAAAATATAACGCCATTAATGGAACAATTCCGGGGCGCACTACTTTATTTGTAGATAGAGATGGCACTATTATTTGGGGTGGGATTATTTGGGGTCGGTCATATAATTCTAATGAGCAAACTTTATCATTTAATGCGCGAGAGTTTGAAAGTTATTTTGAGCGTAGGCGGATTACGACTACCACCTCTTTTACAAACCAAGACCAACTGGCCATTGCGCGTAACTTAATTACACAAGCGCAATCAGCCGCATATGGCGACATAGGCATATTAGTTGGCACAGAAACGTCTGGCATTAATTTATCGCGCACGTATTATGGCTACGAACACAAACAAACATATCAAGCAATTCAAGACATTGCGCGTCAAGAAGATGGTTTTGATTTTTTAATTGAGTGCGCTTATGACGGTGGCGGCACAATAATAAAAACACTAAAACTTGGCTATCCACGAATTGGAACGGCATATACATCTAGTTCTATAACTGTTCCTGTATTTGAATTACCAGCCAGCAATATTGTTTTTTATGACTTTTCGGAAGACGCGTCTAATATGGCAAATACTGTTTATGCTTTAGGCGCAGGAAGTAATGAAGGCAAACTAATAATTACCGAGCAAGATACAGCAAAATTTGCCGAAGGCTGGGCTTTACTAGAGGAACAATCTAATTATTCAGACGTAACAAGTTCTGCCTATCTTGAGGAATTAGCAGAGGGTCAAGTGTTGGCAATAAGTGAGCCAATAGGTATTTTTAAAATAATAGTGCCAGCCTTTGAACAACCGTTATTTGGTTCTTACAGTATTGGCGATGACGCGCGCCTACGTATAACAGACCAACGCTTTCCAACAACACTTGATGAAATATATCGGATTGTTGGCATAACAGTTACGCCTGGAGAAGATGGGCCAGAGCGCGTTACATTAACACTTACCACTACAACTAATTAGAGGCAAATATGGCATTTATTAATCAACCAGCAGACTTTCGTTCCTTATTAGCCGATTTAAATAATCGTTTGCGTTTGCTAGAAACTGCCACAAGATTTACATTTCCTGCGGTAACATCAGACCCTACAAACCCGCGCATTGGTGACGCTTGGCTTAATACGACCACAAATCAGGCAAAAATCGTAGATGGCCTTGGTAACGTGCGCGTGATAACATTGGTGTGATATGAGCACAAACGAATGGGCTGGATTAGCCGTAAGCCTTACAACGCTTATTGGCGCGCTTGCTATAGGCGTTCGCCATCTCGTAAAGTATTATTTGGCAGAACTGAAACCAAATGGCGGCACAAGTATTAAAGATAAAATCAAAGACATTGACGGCAAAGTGGATAAACTAGAGTTAAGAGTTGATGAAATTTACGCCTTGTTAATAAAGAAAAGAGTTGGCAAATGAGTAAAGAATTAGCGGCAGATATTGCCGTAACACAAAAAGGTTATCAAGAAGGCTCAAATAACGAAACAATGTATGGCGATTGGTATGGCATGAAAAACCAGCCGTGGTGTGCCATGTTTGTTTCATGGTGTTTTTTTCAGGCGGGAATTGTTAAAAGTGTTGCCGCCTCTAGTAAAAAAGGCTTTGCTAGTTGCGACGCAGGCTTAAAATGGTTTTCAAAGCACAATAAACTTATTCCAATCGGGCAGGCAGAACGTGGCGATATTGCTTTCTTTCAATTTGATAATGACGCACAGCCCGACCATACGGGAATTGTCGTTAAAAATAACGGCAAATATTTGTGGTGTATTGAAGGTAATACTGCCGCAGATAATAAAGGCTCACAAAGTAACGGAGATGGCGTTTTTCGTAAGAAACGCGCCTACTCTCTCGTTATGGCAGTAGCCCGACCATAAGGAGAAACATGAACGACCAATTAAAAGCGGCACTTGCTTCCTATTTACGCACACTTGCGGCAGTAGTAACATTTGCGGTTTCACAAGGCGAAACAGACGTTAAGAAGATTCTTCTTGGCGCACTTATCGCTGTAATTGGACCAGCGGCTCGTGCCGTCAATCCAAACGACCCTGCTTTTGGCAAGGGTTCGTTCTAAACGGCATGTCCGTTACAACTAAATAACGCTAATCCGATGGCGGAAATGGGAAACCCGCCATCGGCTTAGGTGAGGCAAATATGACCCTATTAGAGCGATTTACAGCCAAATACAGACTAGATGAGAACGGTTGCTGGATTTGGCAGGCAAGTAAGTTAAAGAGCGGCTACGGCGTTTTTACGGACTATGGGCGTAAAACTGTTACAGCACATAGATGGGCTTACAGACACTTCAAAGGCGAGATACCAATTGGCTTAGTTATAGACCACATCTGCCGTAATACAAGTTGCGTAAATCCAAATCATTTACAAGCCATACCGCAATCAAAAAACATTGAACGTTCTTTATATGCCAAAAGGCGGCGCGCTCGCACGCATTGTAAGTATGGGCATGAATACACGCCAGCAAACACCAAACGCTCGCCTAATCAACGCGGAAGAATTTGCTTAACTTGTTTAAGTAAAGGCTAAGCCACGCGCTCTATTCGGCGGTCTTTGCGGTATTCTTCTGGCATGTCTTTAGAGAAGGCTATTGAAGAAGTAAGATACAAAGCCAATGACGTATGTGCTTTTGTGCGGTTAATAGATAGTTTAAGTAAGGAAGATAAAGAAACATTACTGCAAGCACTTGAAAATAAAGTGCCTGACGTAACACTTGCCTCTGCTTTACGTAAAGAAGGCTGGCGCGTGGCCGAATACAGTATTGCTAGACACAGGAAAGGAACTTGTCGGTGTCTGCACACAATAAAAAAATAAAAGAAATCCTTGAAGAAAGAGAAATGTATCATGGCGATTTCTATTTTAATTTTGTAGCAATTGGCAAGATATGGGGCGCGTTATTAGGCATTGAGCCTATTGAGCCATATAAAGTGGCATTAATGATGGATTCTTTTAAGACAGTAAGAGCATTTAATAATCCAGAACATGAAGATAACTGGCTAGATAAATTTGGATATACACAACATGCACAAAGTTCTGCCTTCTATGATATAGCAAAGAGAAAAACATGACTTTAGCCAAACGTTTATCGGAACTTCCTGCCGAAATATCTTCCGAAGATGTAGTGGAATTACGTAAAGCCTTAGTGCGCACACAAAAACAATTAAAGGATTCCAAGAACCGCACAGATGAATTAGTAGAAGCCACAAAGCAGGCGGCTTATGACGCGACACTTGCTATGGGTCCAGTAACAGACGTAGTGGCGCCATTAGCCGATAAGCGTAAGAAAAATACAGAGTGCGCGTTATGGCATTTAACTGATTGGCAAGGCAGTAAAAAGACAAGCACATATAACACCGAAGTAATGCGCAAACGTGTTAATTTGTTTATAGATAAAGCGCACAGAATTACAGACATACAGCGCGCCGACCACCCAGTTAAAGATGTTGTAATTATGTTTGGCGGAGATATGGTAGAGGGTTTATTTAACTATCCAGCACAGTTACACGAAATAGATTCCAGTTTGTTTGGACAGTATGTAAATGTAAGCCGTTTAATTGTAGATACTGTGCGGCGAGCATTAACTATCTATGAAAATGTAATAGTGGTAGCAGAGTGGGGTAATCACGGAAGAATTGGCAGTAAGCGCGCAGACGTTCCACGTAGCGATAACATTGACCGCATGTGTTACGAACTGGCGCGCCAGTTATTATCTAGCGAAAAAAGATTATCTTGGCAAGATTGTCCTGATGATGTTCAACGTGTAGAGGTCGGCAACTATCGCGCCTTATTGATACATGGCGACGAAGTAGGAAGAAATGGCTTTGCCTCGCCAACCGCTATTGTGCAACACGCTAATCGTTGGCGAAGCGGCGCATATCCGTGGGAATTTAGAGATGTTTATATCGGGCATTACCACACACATGCTTGCTGGCCCATGGCAAACGGCTTAGGCTCGGTTTATCAAACTGGAAGCACAGAATCAGATAATAGATACGCCAGAGATTTATTAGCGGCGAGTGCCATACCAAGCCAGCGCCTACATTTTATTGACCCAATTAAAGGCAGAGTTACCGCCGAATATAAGATTTGGCTGGACTAGAATCTACTGCGTCAATCGCCTCATCTAAAGAATAGCCATGTTCTGTGGCGCAATTGCCACATTGTAAGCACATTATTCTTCTTCTTCATCATCTCCATAATCGGAGGTAATTAGGCGCATATCTGAAACATCTATGCCGTTTTCTTTGGCATGTGCCATTGTTTCCTTAAATACATTTAAGGCGCGATTTGCTAAATCATCTACTAAATCAGGATATTCAATTTCTGTGCCAAATTGCACAACTAGACCGCCACAACGTATTTCTATGTGCGTGTAGTTTGATTTAAGTGCCATGTCGCGCATTGTAAGTGCGTTACGCACTGTTACGCCAATAGGCGCACATGTAAAGACACGCAGTTGTTCAATCCGCCGCGCCGCCACAGCGCCAGCACACGCTTAATGCCATATTAAGCACTTTATTTGGCACGTAGTAACTCTCTCGGTAACGCGTTAAAAGTAGCGTCAGGCTTTATGTGATAGGCTGTCCTTATAACTTAATAGTGAATCTCAAAAACAGTTCAAGCGTTCTAGAGCGAGATTAGTCCGTGACCGAATCGTGACTATATCGCCACTAGATTCAGACCCAGAAATGGCCGCGATTTAATAAATCGCAACTTCGCCTCTAGTGAGTAGAGATTCCACGCCGCATTTGATAACTACATAGAGAAGGCAAGAAAATTGGCGCAGTTGTTAGTAAAGCGCCACTTTTCAACATGTAACCAGCAAAACTGCCAAAGTCCAAATCGCCAGCACATTTCAGAACTTCTAACGCCTAGGCCGTTAAGTTCAAAAAATCAGGCGCAGTTTGGTATTCGCCACGTGTCCGAATCGGCGGCGAAGTAATACTTTTGGAAAGTTTGTGGCCCACCGCAAAGTTGTAACAGATAGTAAAACGCCAAGACGCACACAAAATGTGCCGAGCGTGTGATATTTACTGGAAGTTATTTGATAGCGGCGAAGGACCCAATGGCGAACTAGCCTTAGAACATAACTATCTAGGACAGCACACAAATCCGAAACAACGTGGCACTAAAAGCCACGTTGTCTAGTGGCATTAATTGGCGAGCCACTACTGACGAGGACAGCCAAATAAATATGCGCAGTTGTTCAAGCGGCGCACTAACCGAAAGGCAAGCACATGAGTAAAAAGCACTTCATAGCAATGGCAATACAGTTCGCACAAACAAGAAAAACAATACTAAATAGTGGTCTTGGACTTGTAGCAACAAGCCACATGTTAATGGGTTACACAGACGCCGTTATAGCGTTTTGTAAAGTGGCAAAAAATAGCAATTCAAACTTTGACCACAATTACTTCTTAGATTTCATTGATGAAATCGTAGAAGGCAAGCGCGACACATTTGGCAAGTTAATCAAAACAAAAAAGGTGGCATAACAATGAACGTAAAAACACTTATACAAACACTTAGGCAAACACTTCAACTAAAAATTCAAAAGTTAGAAGATAATAAAGCGGATTATTACGCCGATAATCACAATCAAACAGATTCACATATCATGTGGCTGCAAGGACAAATTGATGGCATTAAATATGCAATCAAAATGATAGAAGAGACATACTAATGAAAGGAATCAGCACTCAAACGCTCCAGCAAAGTCTTGATATCTACTATCAAAGACTAACAAACTGGAACATAACTGAAGAGAAGCGCCAAAAATACTTGAAGCGCATAGAAGAAATCACAGATGAACTAAACAAAAGAGAGGTTGCATAAAATGGCACGTAAAGTAAATAAAAAGGCACTACAAAAACAAATAAAAGAGTTAAAAAACAATCTAGTAAAAATGCAAACACTAATAACAGAACTAGAATCAAGACTAGATGGCGAATTGTATTGTGAGTGCCATCTAGTTGAAATTAACTGGTGTCCTGAAACACTAGAAAAAGAATGGCAAAATACGATAAAGCACATACAGACAAACAAAACAAAAAAGGGAGTATAACAATGGACGCAAAAACATTACGACAAGTTAAATACTGGGTAATCCGACCAGAAGCCGAGCCACGCGCCGTTCAAATTGACGCATTTCTTGGCGAATTGTATTTAGGGCAATACACGTTTTACAACTCATCTATCAAGGACGCAAAGCATGACGCAAGACAGCGAATCAAAAAGTTTGGTTCGCTTAACTAACTAACAAGAAAAGGACAGGCAAATAACATGGCACTAAATTGGAGTATAGAAAACTGTAACGATTGGGAACAATTAATTACAGACGATAACTGGCAAGTTACTAACGCACTTGTTTGGCTAACAATGGGTGTGGATTTAGGCGAGATTGACGTAAGCAACGTAAATGATTTCTATGCACGAATCAAAGTGTGGGAAAGAGTTTGTGGGCACCTTCTTATAGCGCCTTATTACATAACGTTTGAAGATGTATTCCGCCGCGTGGGCTTATCGTCAAACGTTAGCAATAAATCACTTAATGAGTGGCTAAAACGCGTTATCAAAATCGCCAATAGTAAAGAAACTAATTTAACACTTACCAACATTAAAGCCACTTACTATGCCGCACTAGAAGAGGCAGAAGTTAAGTTAAAAGAGTTAGTAGGCGCATGATGGCTACTGATACAGATAAAAAATCACAACGCTCAGGACATATTACTTGTGGCGCTTGTGGCAAACATGTAGTAACTGGCACATGGATTAACTTGGCTTTTTGTCCTGACGCCACATGTATTAATAGTGAAGAAAACTATTTAACCAATTAAGCCGAAACGTGCCAAATATGCGCAATTGTTTAAGCAACGCACATATTTGGCGCGTCTAGTGGTAAATGCCACTACTGATGAGGCTCATCAGCACAAACAAAGGACAGAAACATGGAAAGCACAACAGAAACAGCACGACAAAAAATAGAAGGGCTCATAAACACTCTACAAGGCGAGGCATTACTAGCCGAATTTGATGATTTACAAAATCGGTTGGACAGAAAAGATGAAACAATCGCCAATTATCGCAGCAATGAAACCGCTCGCACAAAGCAACTTTTTGACGCACGCGAAGCGGTCCGTAACTTCTTCAAAGATGAATTTGATGGCGATAAAGACGCCACAGTTTCATTTACTCTTGACGAAGTTAATGATTTACTGGACTTAATTGACGCCGATAAGTTGTCTTTCACTTATTCCGCCACAGTAAAGATAGAATTTACTGTTACTGGAATTGAGGCAGACTCCGAGGAAGACGCAGAAAATCTAGTCCGCGATAATCTGCAATATCAATTGCTAGGCGAATTACGCAATAACAACATGGAAGATGAAAGTGTTGAAGTTGAAGATGTGGAGGCAGAATAATGACCGAAGCAACAGATAGTTACGTAACGGCAGGGCCAAGTGGGGCTTACGCAGAGGCATGTGTTTGGTTCAATTTGGCAAAACAAAATCAAGTGTTAGTAATTAAGTTTTCTAAGTGGCTTAATTGGTATAACGCCGCGCGTTTTACAAACGCACGTATTGTTCCGCCAGCCCCAGATTTCTGTGGCGACACTTATGAAATAGCAAATAAAGTAAGAGATGAACTGAACCAATTAGCGGAGCAACTACAAACAGAAAAGTTGTTTCAACAACTAAACGAAAGGCAAGGACAGAAATAATGGCACATAGACTAGAACAGTTTGAAGATGGCACAACCGCCTTCTTCGCCGCGCGAGAAGTAGCGTGGCACAAACTTGGCACAGTTACAGAAGGCGCGCTAACGGCGGAAGAAGCACTTAAAACCGCTTATCTAAACTGGAACGTAATCAAATCGGACAATCCAGTTTCAACAATGATTCCAATGTTTGGTGATTCAGCAATGGAACAAGGCTCAATGGAAGAAGTAACACACAGCGATAGATTTATTACCTATCGCCATCACCCTAAAACTGGCGAGGCGCAGGCACTTGGCGTTGTCGGTAATCGTTACTACCCTGTCCAGAACGCAGAAGCGTTTGAGTTTCTTAATTATGTGGCTGATGAATCAGGCGCAGTTTTTGAAACGGCTGGCTCAATAAATAATGGTCGTAAAGTGTTTATGACTATGAAAATGCCTAAAGGATTACTTATTGGCGGCATAGACGCCGTTGATATGTATTTGATGGCATGGAACACACATGATGGCTCATCATCATTTAGTGTTTGTGTTACTCCAATCCGCGTTGTATGCCAAAACACATTGTCGGCGGCACTACGCGCGGCAAAATCTAAATACTCAATACGCCATACGCCTTCCGCTAGCGGCAAGATTCAAGCGGCGCGCGAAGCACTCAAAGTTACTTTTGAGTATTCAGCCGTATTTGAGAAAGAGGCAGAATCATTACTTAACCAGCCTATGGCAGACAAAGAGTTTGCCAAGTTAGTTGAGAAGATTGTGCCACTTGATGTTGATGAAGAATCACCACGCGCCATTACTATGGCTACACAAACACGTGGCACTCTAATGGGTTTGTGGAACGCGCCAACACAAGCCAACATTAAGAATACAAAATGGGCGGCTTACAACACGTTTGTGGAGTATTCGGATTGGGCTAAGCCAGTTCGCTCTAAAGACGTTGATGTGGCACGTGCCGAGCGTATTGTTAATGGAAGTGGCGATAGATTCAAGAACAAGATATTGGCACTACTGTAATTAAGTAGCCAGCCAAACTAACTGATTAGGCGCGTTGGCGTTTATGTAGTGTAGTAAAGACACGCTACACAAATGGCTAACGCGCCTATGACGTTCCAAATCGTTTTTTCAAGTATCATCTACAACTGGAGGCAAACCCAAATGATAAGTAATGTAATAGCCATTTTATTCTCAATGGTTTTCGCTAGTGGCGTAATGATTCTTATTCGCCTTAATATAGACAGCAAATTAACTCTGAGAGGCAGACGCCTTGTTTTTGTTCTAGCGTTAGTGGCTGGCTTTTTTATCGCACAATTCGCAACGCACTTCTATGTAAATTGCGATTTAAGACCAACTGCAAGCACAAGCACATGCCAAATGGCATGGAATTAGGCGCAGTTGTTTAATCCGCCGCAAGGCGCGGCGGATTTAAGCAGATGGAAGGCAAAATAATGGCACGTATCAAAGTAAAGGCAATAATCGCAGTAGATATGCCTGAACCAAAAGAAGGCACAGTAAAGCAAACGCCAAAAGAACGCCGTGAAGAATTACGCGAACACGCAAGTTTCGTAATTATTGACGCGCTTACTTTGGCAGAACTAAATCCATCTGTTATTCGCTTGAATTTATCACGCGAAAAGAAAACAAAGGGAGAAATAAATGAGTAATAACGCGGCACTTGCCGTTACAAATGAGCAAGCGTTTTGGCACGATAAGCAAATCGCGGCTCTTAATCAATTAGGACTACAAGGCGCACCAAAAGGCGACTTGGCAGTTTTTCTACACTTCGCACAACGGACAGGGCTTGACCCATTTGCTCGCCAAATCTATATGATAAATCGCGGTGGCAGATACACAATTCAGGCAAGTATTGATGGATTACGTATCGTGGCACAACGAAGTGGCGAATATGCTGGACAAGTTGGCCCCTTTTGGTGTGGAACAGATGGCGAATGGACAGATGTTTGGTTGGAATCAACTCCGCCTATCGCGTCTAAAGTTGGCGTCAATCGTAAGGGCTTTACAGAACCCTTATGGGCTGTGGCGCGATTTGATTCATATTGCCCACTCGGCAAAGACAACAAGCCAATGGGCTTATGGAACAAAATGGCTGATGTTATGTTGGCTAAATGTGCCGAATCATTGGCGTTACGTAAGGCGTTTCCAAATGATTTGTCGGGTATCTATACGGCAGAAGAAATGGAACAGGCTGATGTATCAAGTCAAGCGCCAGTTATCGCCACAGTTGAATTGCCTGCACAGCAATTTGTAGCCAATGATGATTTAACTGTTGATTTGCGCAAGATATTAGACGAGGCAGATAAATGTGATTCCGTAGAAGCACTTAGGGCGTTATATGAACGCCATAAGGCATATTTGGAATATAAATTTAAGCCCACAGATAATGACGATTTCACAACCCTTAAAAGTGAAATACTAATGAAACGCGCCAAGTTAATTCTTAGCGAAGTGGCGCCTAATGTCTAATTCATTCCTTAATATGGAATTGAATTTAACTGGCGTTATATCGCCTGCGGATAAGTTTGAGGAATTTAACAGACTTAATCCGCAGGTGTATGACGCACTTGAATCAATGACTAGAGAAATGGTTAATCGGGGCAGGCATAAAATAGGCATAAAAATGCTTTTTGAGGTTTTGCGCTGGAACTATTATATGAAAACTGATGACCCTAATTCTGATTTCAAGATAAATAACAATTATGCGCCTTATTATTCGCGGCTCATTATTGCCAATAATCCCACATGGGAAAAAGTGTTTGAATTAAGAGAAATAAGGAGCAATTAAGATGGGAATAGATAAAGAAACGCTCAAGTTTTTTGAGCAAATTTACGCGAATGGCACAACAACAACCAAACAAACATCAATAACTGTTAAGCCAATTACAAACAACAAAGATTTTGAATTGGCTGTTTCGGTGGATAAATTGTTTGAACTATATGGCAATTTAATACTCGCTGGCTTCTCGCAAGATGAAGCACTAATAATCATTGTTGGCGTGATAGTTGATGGACACAAAGACTAACGAGCCATATCGCTGTTGGTATTGCGCCAACTGGAAACCAAATCCGTTGGCGCAATGTTCAATTTGTGGTAACACAGGAAAGGATAAACCAAATGGTTACACCACAGGCTATAGAAAATAGGCTGGCGACATTATCTAAAGAAGTAGATGATTCACATGCCTACTTAGAACAAGCCGAACATGGCTATCACAAAGCAAAAGCCACTTACGAAATAGCGGTGGCTAAAACGCGTTTGTCTTACATTAACGATAAATTGCGTGTTCAAGATGTTAATGACCAAGCACTTGTTTTATGTGCCGAGCAATATCAGGCACTAAACGTGGCAGAGGCAACCGTCAAAGCGGCGCGCGCAAATGCCACGCGTATTAGAACGCAAGTGGATATAGCACGTTCTATCGGAACTTCCGTTAGAGCCTCACTAGAGATATAGAAAGGCGCACATGAAAGTAGGGCAGTTAAAAACAATGTTAAGCACAATGTCTGATTCTGAGGAAATCTGTCTAGTCATTTTTACTAAAGATGAACTAGATGAAATCTTAGAAGAAATGAATCTAAAGCCAGCAACAGAATCGCAATGGCAATTTATCGCGCAACGCTTTAATAGAAGTAAGACAGTAAATCAAATTGCCGATGAAACATTTACGGAAATGGCATACACATTTGCCTACAAACTAGGCGGAAGGGAAAACGTTAATGAAAATTGATGAAATGTTAATGAAAGCACTTACAAGTTACGACAACAATCGCGAACGCTCACAGCAAGAGCAAATTGGCGTATCACAACTAGGCGGTTGTCGGAAACAAGTGTGGCTCCAACTACAAAAGGCAGAAAAAACAAATCAAAATACGTTACGCCTGCCAGCCCTTATGGGAACGGCTATTCACAAAATGATTGAAGAAGCAATAACAAAAGAATCATGGGGCGAATACGAACTTGAAGTGGCATTGGAACACGATGGCATAAAAGGGCATGTTGATTTGTATATTCCCGAAGTTGGCGCGATTGTAGATTGGAAAACAACTAAGTTAAAAAGCCTAGATTATTTTCCAAGTAAGCAACAACGTTGGCAAGTTCATGTATATGCGTGGCTTATTACGAAGGTTCGTAACACTACGCCAAAAACTGTAACTCTAGTAGCCATACCGCGTGATGGCGATGAGAGGCAAATCAAGATACACACCGAAGAATACAGCGAAGCAATTGCCTTAGAAGCAGTTGCGTGGCTACGTGATGTTGAATCGCGTGATGTAGCGCCTGAACCTGAGCGTTACGCGGCACAATTCTGCCAACATTATTGTTCTTATTTTGGCGATAAATGCGGTGGTAAGGGAAAAGAATTAACTGGCGAAATTATTGAAGATGTAACAATAATTGGCGCCATAAAACGTTATTTGGATTTAGATAGTCAAATAAAAGACTTAACTACACAAAAAGATGGCGTTAAAACAGCACTTGAAAATGTAAGTGGCATTACGCCCGATGGCGTCAAAGTAACTTGGAATCAGGTGGCTGGGCGCAAAAGCATTGATGAGCAAGAAGTCAAAAAACTCCTAGGATTCGTTCCCACTAAACAAGGAGATTCTTCTATGCGATTGATGGTGAAATAATGGCAACTTGGATAAAAATAGATGATGGCTTCAACGACCACCCAAAAATTGTTGGGCTATCTGACTTGGCATTTCGTGTTCATATTAGCGGGCTATGTTACGCAGGCCGTTATTTAACAGATGGATTCGTGCCAATGTCTATCGCAATTAGATTGGCAAATAACGACATGATGGCAGTTGTTGATTTGACGCAAGTTGGTTTATGGATAGAAGATGTGCAGAATAATGGTTTTCGTATTCACGATTACTTAGCACATCAAACATCTAAAAACGAAGTAGAACAAAAACGTGCCACTACCCGCGAACGCCAGAAACGTTACAGAGAACGCCAGAAGGCTCAAGAAAAAACTAGCGCAGAATCTGAAGGCGGCGATGATTGGGATAACGCGTTATTAACGCCTTCAGAATACAGAATACAGAATACAGAGAACAGAATACAGAATACAGAAATAAAAACTAAAGAACTTCCTGCGCCGAGAGTGGCTAGCGCCAAACTTGCCGTAGAAAATATCTCTAAAAGACTTGCCGAGGCTAGAGTAAGTGGCATTAACGCATGGAATCTATCTCGGCTTGTTGAAGATGAGTGGGATAAGTTACATAACAATAGCGATTTAGGCGGTTGTATCGCACTTACCGCTTGGTATGTATCTGAACTACAAACGCGCCAATTGTCCAGCCAAGAAATTGGCAGAATTGGACAAATGACTAAGCGATTTGGTCGTATAGCCTTATTAGCGATTGATGAGGCGGCGAGCAAAGACTTAACTGATTTGGTTAGTTACGCTTACCGAGTGGCGCAAAATATGTATAAAGAAAAGGCGGCGCAAAATTAGGCGCAGTTCCTTTCTTAGTGCGTTGAGTGCTTGGTCTATTGCTTGGTCATGTCCTTCTTTGAAGATTAGCGATAAATGATTGGCAGGCTCATCTTTTATACGCAATTCTTCTATCTC